GCGAGAATGAGGCGGGTCTCGGCATCGCCGATCTTGGCGATTTGCAGCTGCCGGAAGTTCCGGAAGTAGCCCACCGCAAGATAATCAGCGTCAAGGATGTACGAAACGTCAGCGGGGAGCCAAAGCGATGGCATCACCTTGATCCGGCCGAAATCAGTGGCGATAACGTCAACAGTCGCCACAACCTCGGTCTTCCCAACGAGCACCTGCGAAATGTTACGACCCTCGAAAGTCGAAACCGTCCGCTTGATTGCCGGAGTGACAATCATCTGGTCGGGCTGACCACCATTGGTGTACGCCTTCTGCATGGCATCGCCCACCATTACTTCGGTGAACGCTACCTGCGAACCAGCAATGACAGCAGCGAAAGCATCGGTCGCTAGAACCGGGAGACCAGTTGCAACGCCGATGACGCAAGCTCCGGTCGCAGCGAGACGATCTGTTGCCCTTCCAAGCCAGTGCGCAACGGCCTCGGTCTTACGGGGGGTAGTAACCGAACCATCGTCGCGGGCCTGACGACCACTGAGAATGACTTCGATGTCCGACTTGAGAACCTTGGACATCATAGCCATCTGGTGGCCCATTTCGGAGCCCTTACCAGCAGCGTCCGAAGCCTCTTGCGAACCAGAAACGGTAGCATCGCGCTTCGAAATCTGCGTGACGTTGGTAAGGCGGGCAGTCGGCTGAGAGGGACCCCTTGCCGTCAGCTCGAAACCTTCGAACTGAGCGTTGTTGGGATCGACGGCGGGCAGAAATTCAGTCTGCCAATCAAATGTCCGGTTCTTGACATTGCGTCGACGAGACAGCGAAAGAATAGGGGTATCGAAAGGATCCAAGTTGTAGATAGAATTGCTCAGATCTTCCCGATTCGCCTTTGCCTCGTATGTAGAGAATGCGTTCTGTACTCGTGCCATAGGGCACCTCCGGGTTGATAGTGGTCACTTGACTACTAGGAACGCGGAGATCTGCCCAACCTTGCAGCGATCGGTTAGACTAGACTCGCCGAGTATAAGCCCGTTTCGTCTGTGCGCTTCCGGGCCTTCCTGAATGCTGCGCTTAGCGCCTCTTATCTCTGCTGATAATCTGGTCGAAAACGACGGCGGCGTCCTCGATACTTCCAGATTTTGCTAATTGTTTAGATGCCGTCTGGAAACTTCTACTAATCACTTTCTTTCGGGTAGGCCCACCCTGGGTCGGAACAGGGCGAGTACCATTACCCTGCTGAACTGGCTTCGGGCGTGAAGCCATGATACGGTCATATTTCGATGCCTTGAGGAGAACCTGCAACATCCTACTATCGTAGACCTGCGAAATCTCCTCCTCCGAAAAGCCCTGAGTAAGAGCAGTTCGGCGCATTGCTTGAAGGTCTTTGGACTTGCGCTTTGGGTCCGTCGCCCAGTGCTTCGTATTAGCCCGATCGAACTTCTTGGCTTCCTCTTCGGCGTAAGCTGAAAGCTGAACTGCATCACTCTTCTGGCGCTCTTCGGCAGCCGCCCCGAGTTTATCCTGCAGCGTCTTTCGGAACCCGCGAACCTGATCGTAATATTTCTGCATCTCCCGCGCTTTGACGGGGTTTTTCTGGAATTCCTCGTCCCAATTCGGCTCTGGTGGAACAAGGGTCGCGAGGTATCCCTCTATCTCCTTCGCTACGTTCACAGAATACTCATAGTTATGAACGGCGTCGGCGGCAGTCCGTTGAATGATCTTTTTGGCCTCGTCGACTTCATTCATCCTTTGATGAAACGTCTGGGTGCGGACATAGCCCTCCAGCGCTTCTTTGAGAGGAACGACCTGCTCCTTACCGTCAACCATGACGGTAAATTCCTGAGCAAGAAGCTCGGGATCAACACCTTCAGCCTCTTCTTCTTCCTCTTCTTCCTCAACTTCTTCCCCGATATCCTCGTCTTCTTCATCAGGCTCGGGGCCTGCCAATTCCTCGTCGTCACCGCCACCCTTAGTAGGAGAATCCTCATCCTCCTCCAGCTTGCCGACGTTCTCGAACATCCTTTCGGGCGGACCGGTGTTGTCGCCCTTCGGCGATTTCCCAGGGGCCTTCGATTCAGTAGCAATATCCGCATCGAACGCTTTTGCAGCGTCGTCTATTGGATCAGCCATTTTTCACCTTCCCGCCGTATTTTTTGCGCATTTTGTTGTCAGTTACCATAGACTCGACACTAGCCTTGAAATCTTGAAGAACCTTTAGACTCGTATGGGCTGTCGAAGCCTCCTCGCTACCAATCGGCGAATTCTCAAGAATATTGATGTACATTTCTCGTAACGCCGCAAAAGCATCCACTATGTGTTTATCGTTGAGCAGCGCTAACGCCGCAGCGGCGCGCTCATCTACCTCGTAATCACTAAGGTCCCGTGTCGGCGCTGGCATTTGCAGCCTCCTGTTGCGCCGTGTCCGCCCCCTGTTGTGCTATATCTGCCTGTCGCTGGCCGAGTTCAATGTCATTCTGAGTCTTAATAATACCCGCATCGGTATTCGCCGCCTCGTTGTCAATCTTATCGAGGGCGTTGGCTACATTTGCCATTTCGAGAAGGGTTCCATCGACGTGCTCGCCCCATTGCCCTTCAACGGTGGCGGCATCGAGTATGCTCTTAACAGTGAGCTGATCTCTGCGGAAATCATCATCAACACGAAGTTTGCGATCCTCATACTCCCTCTTTGCGATCTCTGTCGCAGTCTTCGAACGAGTCTTCTCCATCTCAGCTTGTGCGAGCATAAGAGCGGGGTCGGGTTCTTTTGGCGTCTGCGAAATCTGCGCCATGATCTCCGGAGTGATGACCTTGAAATATCGATCGACATTCTTGATATTTCCAATCGCCATCATGTCGGTAAGAGTATTCCGAAACTCCATCGGCCCGCAAAGCGGATTATCAACGCCATACTTCTCCATCGTTAGCATTTGGGTCTGCTTTATATCCTGGAGAACCATGAGGCGAGTCATATCGGAGCCGCGACCAAGGGTCGGATTCACCGAAATCTTCATGGTCGGGTCGAACGTGCTTGGATTGACTTCCGTCCACTTGCCCCGAAGTTGAACCGTCCGTTCCTGGTTTGGGCTGTTTACGCATTCGCGCAACAAGCCCTGAAACAAGTCTTTCATACCAGTTTCGGCGAGCACCCTCGCACATAGTTCGATTCTCTCCTGTGCCCCAGTAACGATAGCGTCGACCCCTTGGAGTGCCGTCGACTGCAACGCCTTGGGATCGACGCCCTTCGAAGCGTCCGAGATACCAGTTCGCTGCTGTCGCAGTACCTCCATTACTTCAAACATCTGGAAGACTGGCTGACCGATGAACAAATGTTGTAGAGACTGAACCGTCGTGGCCGGATCGCCGCGTGTTCGTATCGCCGCGCCGATCTCTTCATTCAGCACGTCCTCGGCGTTCACTAGAGTCTCATTGAACACCGTGCGGGGCCAAATCGACTGCGCGAGGGAATCCAGCGACCCCCGCAGCATGTTCGTCTTGATGACCTGAATATCCTTGACCAGCTCGGCGGGGCTATCGCCGATTACCGTGTGGGGTTCCGGGTCCGAACAGAACACGGCGTAGTTTGCATGCTGAACTACCTCATCGTGAATAATGACGTGGTTGTCACCGACCGTATGGATTTCTCGGAGTTCAGGTATCCCATCGCCATCCTTATCAATACGAATAAAATAACAGCCATAGCGAATATCGAGATTATCCTGGACACTAGTTTCATCCAGTCCCTTATTCCGAAACTGTCTATCGACGGAAAACGTCTGTGTCGCTCCAAGATGCTCCTCCAAAACATCCATTTCATAGCCCGCCGAAATAAGCTCACCTACGTTGGTGATTCGGTCGTGGCCGATTAGCTGGGCTGATTTTGCATTCTTTGCCCGACGATCGATTCGAAACTCGTCGAGAGGTACCGATTCGATCTTCGTAATCGGCTTCGACTTGACGAAGCGAAGCGTTACCTCCTCGAAAATCTGAGGAGGTGGCGGCGGGGGAGGCGGCCCCATTGGTCCTGGCATCCCCATTTCTGGTGACCCCGGAGGCGGTATTCCCGGCATTTCGCCCATTCCGGGGAAGGACTGAGCTGGGTCGGGGCTGGCCTCCGGGGCCGGTGCTCCGCCGATTGGCACGGGGGGAGCACCCATACCCATCGGCGGTCGCTTAGAGGGTCTAGCTTCGACCACCTCCACCGATGGATTCTCAGAAATTAATAATTGTACCTGTTCATGAGTAATATTTCGATATGTCTGCTGCGTTACCTCTTCTTCTGTTTCAGTCCACCACTTGACCACACCGATCTTGCAGCGGAGAGAATCTTTAAAGACGTCGTGGAGTATGAGAAAGCCGGGGTTGTCTTCCCAGAACATATATTGGAGATAATCTGTGCATTGCTTTGCGGCTTCTTCTTGCCCGGCGTAGTTTGGTTGACACGAGATGACATGTTCCGCACTCGTAAAGATACGCATCAGCGAAGGGATGATGGCCATAACGGTGTCGCGGAAATCCGTTGAAATAGCGGTGGAGGTTCCCTCGCCCTCTGGGGCTGGCGTCTCGCCGTAGAAATACTGCAGATTCTCCTCACGATCCGGCATGAGGGTTGATTCTTCGAACATAGCCGCATCGTCTACTAAATCGCGAACCAGCGCGTTGTACGGCAGCTCCTCTTCGTCGCGGTTCGGCCCGCCGACGGTATGCTGGAACATTCTTTCGATGACAGCCATTAGTGGCGCATCCTTTTAAGATTTCGCCGAAGAGGCCCGTTCATGGGTATTACGTTGGACACGCTTCCGAGATACGGCGCTATGTGGTTAAGGGCCACGCTGCCGTACCGGAATGAGTCCGAAGGGTGTGACGCCCAGTTATGGACAGGCTTGCCCGTCGTCGACTTGTGATAATTCTTCAGCGCCGAAAGGCCAGCCTCCGTCTTCACTTTGTCGAACCAGCACATGCGCAAAGTCGCCCTCGCGGCCGTTATCCCGTCCTCCGGTGAATGTCCTGGACATACGAACACGTTGTTCAGCAGGTTGAGGAGTATTTCGTAACGGGATTTCCCTGTTCCGAGTTCCCTCGCCATTATGTCGTGGGGTGTCACGTGGACCGCGTAATGATACGGTTTGTTCTTGATTTCCGTCGCGTACCATTCGAGCCCTTTGCCCGTATTCTGGAGGAAGTCGATTACGTGTAGCTCTCTGCCGACACGCTGCACGAACCATATGGCGGTTTCGTCGTCTATTCCGAGATCCCACCACGTCATTACAGGAGCCGCAGGGTCATATGGAACGCCGCACACTTGCTGCGCAAGGGTTATTTCGTTGATCACTTCGCCGTAATACGACCCCTCGATGGGTGCATCGAAAGAGCACATCATTTCGCGGGCGTACTCGTCCGCCGTCATGTCCTTCCGCATCTCCTGCACTTCGTCGGGGGAGAGTGCGTCAGTTTCATTGACGGGAATCGCGAACGAGTCCCACGTCTCGGGTTCTTTCTCTGCCCGCTTTCGGAGGTCATTGAAGTGATCGTCGCCGTTGGAAGT